TCCGGTTCCTAGCGGAAAATGTTAATGATAAAGTTGGAACGTCCTAGGTGACGGTTATTGGAAGTGGGCAAAGATCTCACCCACTAGGGTCAGTGTGACGTCGTACCCGAGCTGACTCAGGTAGTCCGCGTGTTGAGCCGGTGTGGTGCTGTTGGTGAAGCTGACACTGAGCGAGACCGCGCTGAGTATCTCCCGTCCGGCCTCCCCGGTTTCCAAGTGCACCTCGACCGTAGAGCCATCGATTTCGCGCTTTTCGGTAACAGAGCACGCTGACTTCCTGACTAGGGTGGTATCCGTCAGTAGTTTCTCCGCTGCTTGTTTCGCGAATTTCATGTGCGCCACTGCATTCTCTTGGGCCAACTTGGCGTACCATGGCTGTCCAGTCCTGAACGCCCTCTTTTCTAGGAGATAAATCCTGGCCGCGAGGCCTTCGATTGCCACGGCGTGGTTTGGGCTGGTTGGTTTCCTGCTCGCCATGACCTCCAGCACACCGGGCGTGGGCCGCCGGCCAAGCCCCCTCATCATCTCGCAATAGTCGTCTACGGTACTGTTCGTCGCGTACCGGCCGTCGCTGCTGGGGCTGAGCGAGGTATAGGTCGGGGGAGCCTTCTGGATTCCCACGGACTCGAAGTCGATCTTGGTGACGTTGTTGACGTAACGTAGGTTTGGGAGGTCCTGGAGTGAGATGGTGACTATGTCTGCCACCTCGCACCGGAAGTGATGGTAACCCAAGTTCACAGCAAAAAGTTCCGATTTGGTCCCGTCGGTGGCTTTCATGCGCAGCGTGAAGCTGCTCTTCCATCTGACAACGCCAACCTGCCCAACCGCCACTCCATCTAAGGGCCAGGAAACCTCCACCGTGTAGACCATTCCCACAACTGGATCGTAAGTGGCGTTGCTGAAGTCGACCACTTCGCTCACCACGTTGAGTGGGAGGTAATCCCGCTTGTCGATTGGGAAGCGGGTGCGCAGTGCCCCTGCCACCGAGATGTTGATGAGGAAGTCCAGCCTCAGTTCCGGCGCTTCCGCGATGATGAGTGCCACCGACCCCATGTTGTTCCAGGGCCTGCCGGTGTGAAGTTGGATCCACTTTTCCTTCCCCAGAGCCATGTCGAAATCGATGGACATGTGCTGCGCGCCGATCGATATCTGCTGCCCTTCCGTTGCTGACGCCGCTGCCATGTCCGGGGTGATTTCCGGGTAGTGTCGGTTGGGCTGGCGCACCGCTTTTAGTATCCCGCTCAAGTCGCCAATTTTTCCAGACCTCGTCATGGTGAACGTGATCTTGGAGAGGGTCATCTCCTGGTAAGCTTCGGGGTTCACGTCGCATTCCATCTCCTCGAATATCTGCTTCGAAAGCAGGAATTTGGTGATGACGTCGTCGATCGCTGAGGAAGGGCCGATCGATCTGGCCAAATTGCGAACCGTGGCCGTGAAGGGCTGAGTAGTTTTCTCGCTCTGCGCCCTGAGGGGGAGGTCCTCCGTGCCCACCGATGCCCGGATAGTCTCGCTGACCACCTGGGGTTTCGCGGGCAGGGCCTCGGTTTGCAACACGCTGGTAGTCTTGTGCTCCATGGTCAAGTCGTCGCGTTATCACATTGCCTATAATATCATTAAACTTAGCCGCCGTATCACTGCCGAAATTAAGTATGCTTTTGTACATCCTCAGGAGCATGTCGGAAATGGAAACTGTAACCCCGTTGGTGGTATCGTGGTCGGGCCGGTATGGGTTTGGGATGAGCCCCGGCTTTGCCGCCTTGTCCCGCATCATACGATAGAAGGCGTCGCTGAAGTTCTGGCAGTTATGATTAGTGAGAGAGTAACCGTAGTCACTCGAAAAGTTCTTGACGAACCATGAAACGAACGCCGGTTGTTCCCCGTGGGCCATATACATTGGGTCTGACTGTCTAACGATACTGGTGCGGCCAGAAATCTGCCGGAAGATCTTATCGGCTAGTTCTTGAGCCCCCTGGCTGTTAATGGCGTCCAGCTTCGCGACTGTGTCAGCAGCCCTGATCTTATCGGGCTTGTGGCCGAGCTGGATTAGGAGAGCTTGCCTCTCAAGCAGTAGGTCCGCGGGGCTGGGTTCCGCGCTAAAATCTTTTAGCGTGCTGGAACGGACCACTCCATCCGGCCCTGTGACCCTGGCAGAAAAGGCAATACCAGGGTTGGCGATGGTGTTTGGAACGGCAATCGCGCCAACACCGAATGTGCCTGGTG